CAAAATCGATATTATGCAAAATTTTAAATATATAAATTATACAGCTATTTTAGAAGAATTCACAAAGATCGTGTATAAATTGTGTAGAGTACCGGATAATACAATTTTAGTTTATTTAGATTATAAAAATGAATCAGATCAATTCTACTTAACCAATAATTTTAAACTTAAAAGTAGTGTAAAATTTGTAGAAGGTACAATTGTTGTTGGATTCTACAACGAAACTAGTAAAGATTTCTATCCTCTATATATAAATGGTTTAAATGATCTAGATAGAAGTACAAAAATTATAGAAACGCAACTAACAGGCAAAGAAGATGTTATAAAAGACATAGAATACTTTGATAATTATGTAGAAGCTTCAGATTATCTACTTAAAAATGAAAATAACATTAGGTTAATATTTGTTCCATCAGATTTAAGTTCTACTATATACTATTTTGATGAAAAACTTATACCAGACTCTATAACTATCCAGTTAATTAAAAAAGTTGGATCTTCTCGGTATATTTTTGGTTACAATGGTAAAGAATTTACATCGGAATCTTATCAGTTAGTTATTCCACCATCAGTTAGTGAACTTGACTATATAGAAGTCAAGGGTAGATATAATAAAATAACTAATGAAGTTGATAAATTAAAACCATTAGAATTTATTAAACCGAGTAGACGTGAAGAAAAATCTTTCGAAAAAGCTAAACTAGATTTTAATGAACTATTTGATCCAATCAATATCGTATTTTTTACATTTAATGATGGAGAATATTTAAATATAGACAGTCAGAAACTCAAGTTTGATGAAGAATTAGAACTACTCAGTCCCATGTAGTTTCTATTTCGGTAATGTAATATTCTAAAAATTTTATAACACTAGACATACTTCCAGATAATATCTCAAATTCTATCTGGAATTCTGTGCTACCTACTCTTGTTATTTTAGAATCTATTAGTTTTGCTAAATTTACTTCCGTTAAATCCACTCTAATTACACCATTTGGATCTAAGTAACTAATCCGTCTTTTCTCGGTTAATCTTGTAGCTTCTTCGAAACTAACAGTTTTATCCGATTGTTTTTCTAATGAATTTGCGATTCTTACATCAAAACTACCTAGATGAGATAAAGAGATGTCTAATTTAGAAACAGATTCTTTAATAATTGAGTCTAGTTTGATTAGTCCAACACCCTGAACAAATTTATAACGAGTTCTTACAGAATCTAGAGATGCATCAACGTAGTTAGCAACTGTATTTTTCCAACCCATACCGTCGAATAGTTTATTTGTATCTATATACTTACCTAGTGGTACATTAGTATTAAAATACTTCCCCTTAATTTTACCAATTCGAATCTCTAATTCTGATTCCTTAGTCTTTTGTTTAAAATCTAACATTTCTCCGATTGTTATCATAGCAGGCTCTGATAAAAATTTTAGAGATCCCGTACAGAGCAGAAGTCTATTTCTTTGCTGAACTGTAGTGTATTCAGACGCCAAGACTGCTATAGATTCTACATCACCATTATACAATTTCGGTAAAAGATTTATATTAACAGGAGATAAAATTGACTCTTTTACGGTTTCAGCTGTTCTCCAAGCATTAGGTTTATCTTTATCCAATCTTAAACGATTAAACATAAATTTTCTATATTTATCTGAAAATCCAAATTCAGCTATTGTTCCATCTTTAACAATGTACTGAGATTCTACAAGACCTTCAGATGAGTCCTCAAAATTAAATGGAGCAAGATTACCCCGAGATAATACATATAACTCTACTACTCGATAATCTTTCACCTGACCTTTTAATTTTATAGTTCTTCCAGTATTTTTAACATAAAAGTCGATAGTTTGTTCCTTAGGTGGTTTCCATTTATATTGAGTATTCATGAATTTATTCCAGTTTTCAGTAATATATTCTGTATCAATTGGAGTAAAGATAAGACCATCAAACTCTAATTTACTTTTCTTAAGTTTGTCATTTAAAGGTTTACTATCACTTTTTGTGCTCAAAAAATTGTAATATTCTGTTCTATATGTAGCTAAAGAACTATGTATAGAGTCTACTATACCACTACCAGTAAGTTCAGATATGTAAATAATCTGTTTTAGCTCAATTCGAAAAAATTTATTATCAGTAAATTCTAAAGACAGGGGTGGAAAATTTGCATTATCTTTTGTAGGCATAATTAAATTTTTAAGAATGAAGTAGCGTCTTGCGTAGTCCCACTGTTTACCTCCAATAGGACCTGCCATGGCATTTGCACTACCATAACTGGGTTGTGTGTCCATCATCACATCTTCTATTTTAACTGAAGTTGGACCATATAGTATATCGAACACCATGAAAGATAGGTAGTCTGTATCGGACGATGGTAGATAGTAATGAGACTGACCACCCTTAAAAAATACTAACTCGCCATCTAAAATCATTTTTGGACCTCTTACAGAATTCAGGTAGTGTTTCTCTTTATTTGATAATGTATAAATTTTTAAACTTCTATCGATAAAATGAACCTTTCTGCGAGAATCATCTTTGGGATCTTTTTCATTAATAAACATTAAAAGTCTAGTTCCGTCAACCTTCGATGTTACTGTGTATTTAGAATAACCAGGGTACTTTTTAGACTTTTGTAACAAATTAATTACATGGCGTCTTAAAAGTGTAATTGGTAAACCTCCAATAAATTCTTCTTTATCTTGTCTTAAAATTGATGTTTTAATTAGATCATAATAACTGGAAAGAACTTTCTTGTATTCAGGGTCCGCTGGACTAAGTTCATTCATATTATTATATCGTCAATATTTTTATTTAAGTTAATTTTATTAAAGGAGTTTTTATTGTCGTAAAAAGTAATTTAGTTAGTTAGTGATGGTAAAAGACACTGAAATCTTGTTCTAGGGGGAGGAAGTAAATAACCTCCAGGTAGTTCAGTCATATTTCGTTGCATATCTTGTAACGTAAGTTGAGTTAAGTCTTTTGGATCTGTTATGGGAACATTTATTATACTACTTGTATCTACGAAGTCTTCAGACTCATTTGGGTAAGGAGTGTTATTAAAAACGTTAAATATAAAAACCCCGAGAGATCCTAGTAAAAGTAAGATAAATGATATACTTAAAATAATAGCAATTGGTCTATTCATTTACTTATTTACATAGAAAGTTTTTCGAAATTAATTCCACTTTTTCTACTCGATGGATTTATAAAGGGTAGTTTAATAAATTTAAAAATATCTTCTTCGGTTTCTATTTTATCTTTTTCTATTTTTGTCAAAAGTTCTGCCTTAGATATACTGGGCCCCTTTGGACCTCCCTTCTTAATACCTTTTTCACTAAGAGAGTATCCTTTTGTAATAAAAAAGGATCTAAGTTCTGCGTTAAATTCTGCAGAGCCAGTAGAATGTAATATAGCAAATGGATAAATTTCTCTCGGATGATAAAATATATCTAAATGTCTGTACTTATCGAGTAACTTAATAGCCATCATGATTTTTGTATCCCCAGCGGAGAAAATATTTCTTTGTTCTAGTATTTCTTTGTCTAATAGTTTTTGTTTCATCAATTTTATCATTTCAGGGCCTAAAGTTTCTGATGTTATTAGTATATCTACATCTCCACTATTCTCAGAGAGTCTTCTATATGACCCAACCATTTGATACCCTGGATTTTCTGGATTTAACTCATTAACAACTTCTAAATAAATTTGATAAAGTAATTGATTCCATGCATTCATCTCGGTCCTTGGAATTCTCTCTGATAAATCTTCGAAATATCTAAGACCAATAGATTGTTTTCCCGTAATTACTGATGGATTTTTTTCATATAAAATTTTCAGTTCGGCTACATTTATTACACCATACTCTTTGTATAATTTCCTAGCTGATGCTTCTCCAAATTCTGGAATTTTAGATAAATTTGTAATTGCTATAAATTCTTCACTTTCCTCTGGTAAATTACCAGTGACTATCATGTTGTGAATTTTTTTAACTATAGCACTTTTGTATTCTTTATTCTTCGCAAAGTACTCTTCCTCTTTATCCAACTTCATTCCATTCTGTCGAAGTACTCTAATGGCGTCTTCGATACTTCCTATTGATTCTTTATTTTTAATAAAAGCATTTAATGCAGCAGTGTACTGTTTTTTCTTAAACTGCCAATTTTGTTCCTTTACAGACTCAACTTCTTGTATAAGTTGTTTTAGTAGTAAAATTATGTAATCATTGTAATTGTCTAAATCTTTAGTTTTAGGTAAAGGTACATCCGTCCTAATACCTCTATAAGATGGGTGTCTTACTGAATCTTCAGTGAGTTCCATATAGCTAAAAGAAATTAGACTACCTACTGGTATAAAATTTGGACTACTTGAATCATTTGTTCTTTCTTCATCATTAAACCCGGTACCAACATTTGTAATAATACCAGTCCTTACCGAGTCTTTAATTAGTTCTGTTTTAAGAGATCCAAGCATACCAGTTAGTCTTCCTGTTCCTGGTAATCTCTCTAGTACAATTCCCTCTGCGTCATCTTTTATTTTAAATTTTAATAAGTATTTGCTTCGTTTTAATTCGTATGGACTATTTGGTGCTCTTAGCATTACTCCTTCAGCTCCACCACTTGTAAGAGATCTGTAAATTTCTTGTAAGTGTTCTGGTGATTCGACTTTTGTTATTTCTACCTTTTCTAAAATACACTTTAAACCATTAATTCTACAACAGTTGATACTGTTAAGTATAATTTTATCTAATATTTTCATTCTTTCTTCATATGGTTCTGTGCTGTTAGGTATATCAAAAATTTTATACTTGATCTGTCTCCATTTATCATCTATTTCAGTTTGTTTAAATTTTTTACCTGGTATCCAATTAGATATACTAGACATTTCATTAAATTTATTTCTTCCTAACCATATTTCACCGTCTAATGCAACTCCACCAGGCATAGAATCTATTACAAACTGTGGAACATAAGAAAATACCTTCGAACCAAGTCCAGTTTGTGAATTCCTCGATAAAAATTTTTCTCCGTCCCAAATAGCCCGAATACCATCTAACTTTTCAGAAACCCACCAACCAGTAGGAGGCTCATTGATACCTAATAGTTTTAGATTTTTTGGTTGTATTTTAATGATAGAACCCGTCTTAGAATCATATAGATTCTCTGCTAACATACATTTTAAATTTTTAACATAAGTCTTGTCACCATTTACAAGTATATCAGGAGACTCTGGGTAAACACTTTTTTTAGGTGTTTCACAATCTGGATTCTGAACAGTTTTTAGCAATTCATCTTTTGTCATTGAGTATTCATTTGCTATTTCCTCAAAACAGTTTATTAATTGAGATTTACTCATTTTCTCCATTATTAATAATGTCAAGTTTTTCTTTTAGCTCATTTTTTTCTCGTAAATTTAAATTACTTTCTTTACAAGTTACAAAGTTTAAACAATCTATTTCTTCTTTTGTAAAAGTTACAGAATCCCTAACGTAATTATCATAAGCCTTTGTTGTAACTGGACAAATATCTTCTATTAAAGAAAATGCATTTCCCGCATAGTCCTGAATTTCAGGTTGTGCACCCTTGTGAGTTCTAAGTCGTGTAAAATTTAAAAAATTATGTAGATCAATAGACCAATAGAACTCTGTATACATATTTAATGGAAGACATATACGAGCTGTTTCCTTTGCTACACCATTCTCTACAAGTTTAGTGTAAAGTGAATACTGTCTAACTGAATTTTCCGTATACATATCAAAGAGAGTCTTAATATTTTTATTTTCTAAGAGATTTGTAGTGTCTGATGCCTGTTTATTTAACTTTGACTGTTTTCCTACAAAAGATGGAATATAAAACTCTGGATTCATTTTAGAATATCTCCCAGAAATTTCATTAAAATTTGACATTCTATGTCGAAACCATTGACGTTGTACAAAAATTGGAGCTTTTACATGAAACTTAAACTTGACCATTTCGAATGGACTTGTATGTTTGTGTCTTAGCAAGTACTGAATTAATCGTGTATCTGTTTCTGTATCCTTCATTCCTCCACCAAAAGATACTCTGGCAGATTGTACAATAGCAGAATCGCAACGAAGTTTCCATGACTCATTTGATATAACACGAGGCATACAATCTACTAGTCGAATAAATCCGCGATCAAGAACCTGCCGAGTTTTGCTATGTAAATGAATAATACTGCTCATTAATTTACTATTTATCATTTCTCTAAACTAATTTAAAGAAATAATATATAACTATTTATAATGAGTGATAAGACAGTTGTAAACCAGACCGATGACGAAGTTGTTGTTGAGGAGGAGACAGTAACAATACCACTTAATGATGTTAAGCTCGTTCTTTCAGTAATTGATGTAGTATCGAAGCGTGGTGGGTTTTCTCCTATGGACTTTAAGGCGGTTGGTGAACTTTTTGAGAAGCTATCTATTCACGTTAAGTAGTAAATTAAAAATGTTATAATCTTTTTTACAGAATTAAGTAATTATAATTATAACATTTAATCAAAGACGCATCGCTATTTTTAAATAGTTTAACCGCAATGATAAGTACATCCAACAAAAGCTGTGATATAACCACCATTTAGATCATATTCGTTCTTTGTTATTGTAGCAACCCAAAATAATTTTTTTTGAGTACCCTGAGTACCCTGAGTATGAACTTTTTTAAAAAGCGTTCGCTCTAAACTTTTTTTGGGTCAAAATTGACCCCTAAAATTTACAAATAATAAATTTTATTTAGAGCATTCTTCTCATCTTAAAAGTAAAGTTAAAAACATTATCTGGTTTATCTCCCT